ACCTCGAGTCCATAAACTCGTCGGCTGATAGGCTGTAGTCTGCCACCTCCATAGCGGCCAGTGCCTTCTTAAACAGTCTCAAACGTGTAGCCCCAAGATTAAAGCTAATATCTATCAGTGCATTCTTTCGCGCATCGTCTAGGCTATTGAACCAGGGGTACTCTGCGCTTAGCTCTTTTGTGACCCGGAGGATGTCACCCTCGAGCAGCATGTCTACCTCTTCGTCGCTGAGGCCTATGCCGCCATTAGGGTCTATGTTGCGCCCGATTCCGATAGTCCAGTGACCCGCTGGGCACATGTAGGCAACATGACGGCCATTTTTTTTGACTTCGCCCTCGTGGCGCTTGAGCATGTCTATTAGCAGGCTATTCTTCGTCATCATAGGAATAGTTCATCTCTTGGCAAAGCATTTGAGAAGCAGAGGCTAAGACACCGACTACAGCGAAGAGAGACATTCCATCCTCTAGGAGTTCTGCAATTAGCTCATGCAGCCCTGTGTACATCCTTTCGGCTAGGACGTCCTGCTTGTCGGTAGTGTTTAACTGTACGACATTATCGCTCATTTGGTCACCATGCACGGATCAGGGAGAATGATGCCAGTAGACAGCAGCAGAGCCGTTCTGGCGGCCTTTCTAATATACGACACAGGTTTGCCGCAGTACATCTTAAAATCGCTTACAGCGCCCCTAGTGATGTCTCCTGGGTCGTATCCGTCCTTGAGGTTCTCTGTGATGGCGCAGCTAACTGTTGCAGAAAACAGTAGTGAGATTGCAATAGCCCGCCATGTCGTGGTCGCTGATCGCATCACCTATACCTCTGTCTCTTCGGACGTACTTTTCTGGAGGGTTTATCCAAGTCTTACCCCAGTTGTCGAAGTAGACCATAGTTTGGCCTGCGTCTGGGCAGAACCCAATAGAGGGGATTCGAGCCACCATGTCAGAGCCGTGAACGAATGAGACCTGAGACTTAAGGTCTCTCATCTTGGCCTTTGAGGGCCGCAGGAAGACGTTTGGCTTACCGAAGGTGATCAGCCTCACGTTAGGGAAGAATCGGCAGCAGTGAGCTGATAACTCTGCCAGGGCACCGCCGAGAGAGTGACCTACAAAGATAATCTCTTTCTTGGGGTCAAGTTTAGATGAGATCTGCTGCCAGATCGACCTGTGAGCCATCATGAACCCGCCATGCACCCACCGGCCACTGTAGCGCCAGGGGAATGCTGTCAGGTTAAAGATCCAATCTCTAGCCTGCTGTGTTCCTCGGAAGACTACATATTGATGCCTAGCATGCTCAATGATATATGCCGTGGTTGAGGTCTTGGAGTTTTCTATCTTGATAGCTCCGTCCATATCCTCGTCGTAGGCCTTCAGAGCGTACTTAGCCGCCTTCTTGATCAGTTGTTTGTTCACAGGTGATCTCTATTCGGTTAGGAGCCACAGAGGTCGCTACGGCCTCACGATTAGCAATACGTTGAGAGGCAGGAAGGTCGCAATACTTCTGAACCGCATCGGACACTATGTCCAGTGACGAGCAGTTTGCTAAAAGTAAAACAGGTACGAGCAGTAGATATTTCATAATTACCCCATTGTGTTAAACCATGTCGTGATCCCGGCCACCACAACAATCCAGAAAAGACGCTCAGCGAACCGGCCGCTGACTGCATTAATTGCCATAGTGTCTATCTTTGACTCTATAGCAGTGATCTTGTCATCAATGGCTGACTGACGCTTAAACACTGTAGAAATTTGCTCCTCAGCCCTTGCTAGGGAAATCATGGTCTCGCTGAGCCTGTCTATTTTAAGCTCTACTCGCGTCAGCCGGTCTTCCATCTATATCACCACATTCGCTTGGTCGTATTCTCGAGGGATCTCGTAGGTGCAAGTCATCAGCTTGCCTCCCTCTGCCTTATAAACAATTAGGTCCATCGTGTGCCCTGAATTAAACGACATACTTGAGTGCCAGTGGTCCGGTGGAGCCAAGCATCCGTGCTTAGACACAGTGACTCCTTCAAATTCCTGCACCGAGGCATGATGGAAATGGCCCACCAAAAACTGCCTATGGGTCGTCTCGCCCCAATCCTTTGGCATATCCCTTGGCATGATCTGAGCAAGTTTAGCGGCCTTTATCTTATCGCCGTGGTGTATGCCCAGTAGCCACTTGTTCCATCTCACATAGTGAACGTACTGAGATGATTTTAGCACATTCACCCTTCGCTCTGACTTGAAATAGACCTCAAGTATTATCTGAACAGCTAGGCTTGTATGATCGTCGTGGTTTCCTCTAGCGACTACTAGGGTTACGTTGTCGCACTTAGTGAGCATCTGCTCAACGCCATTCATAAGCACTTGGGCGCATGCCCTGAGCTGATCCTCGTAAGAGCATGACATGTCTACTAGGGTGCCCTTCGTGGTAGTAAAAGGGTTTGCTCGGTCTGAATGTGCCAAATCTCCTAGCGAAATTAGCAGCCCATTTTTCGCTTCTGGCATCTTCTCAACAAGCGTAAAGATAGCCTCGTCGATCTCTTGGGTGGCCTTATCGACATTGAAGTCACGGTCGCCTGTCTGTTTTCTAAAAGCGAGAGCGCCAACATGGGCATCACCGATAATCACGGCAGGCATAAGATCGTCTTTGCGGACCTTCTTGCCCTTAGCCTTGCGTTTGACCGGGATAACTCCCTTGCAGAGCTGCTCCACGAAAGCATTAAAGGCTTCTGCCTTCTCAGCCTCTGCGGCAGTCCTCTTCGTTTTTAGCCAGGTCTTGTTCCCATCTGGATCTGCCGAGTACACAGAGCGACCGATCACTGTCTCACCTGGTCCCACTAGGTGGGTGCTGTCCCAGTGTTCTGTGTAGCCACGCTGAGCCGCAAAGTTTTTAACCGCCCCAATGTGGTCGCGTACTGTAGACGGAGAAACACCCAAGACACCCGCCGCTTTGGCAACCACTTCCCCGCAGTCTTCCCACGCTTTAATGGCCTGGCGTTGGCGTTCGGTCTTAGCGTAATCTATTAAGCTCAAAGTATTACTCCCACCACTGCCATAATACAGGCAAAAAGTATTGTTCCAATAAAGGCATAACCCATGCCGTCAATTATAAGGCGCTTTCTTTTGGCTCTTGCCTCAGCGGCCTCTAGCCGCTGTCTTCGTATGGTTCTCCTAGTCTTAAGCATCTCGTTATAAAACGCTTCTCCGGGTCCATACAGAACAATGATCTCTCGTAGTTGAGCCTCCATTTGCTGAGTCTTATGCTTAGCCATCTGTATCTCTAGAGCTTGAGCTTCTACAGACGAGCCTCGCAGGAATTTAGGGCCATGCTGATTCTCTTTCTCTATCTCAAGAAGTTTTTCTTTAGAGTCAAAAAACTTACCTATGTACTGCGCTGTGTCCTCTATTTCACGACCGGCGTTAACCGCTCTGGTAATCATGTTATAGGCTTTACTAGCACCAGATATACACGCTGTTATAGTTAAGGGGTCCATTAGTACGGCCTCACTACTTCGGGATCTGCCCTTCGTGGTAAACAATAGGCAGCAAGGGCAATGCCTCTCGGCTCGTATCTAAGTGTCCGCTCTATTTTTCCTGTGACAATCGCATTCGCAAAATAGTTGCACCTATTGATGTCATAGAAGTACATATCCGAAGACTGTACTTCGCCATTCACTAACACCATTAACAGAAATAGATGCGTCACTGGTCATGCCTTAATAGCCTTTTACTAGCAGCTTCTTGTAGTCAGGGTCTGACAGCTTGCGACGGATGTACTTGGCGTACTCTTGAGTGCCGATAGATGCACCGCACTCGCGTGACCATTGCTCAGCAATGACCAGGGGGATAGATCCTACCCAACGTGCTTTGGCATCGCCGTGCATCGAAGGGACGTGATCTCTTAAATCATGAATCTCTTTTAGGATTCCGCTTACGTCTTGGCTTCGGACTACCTGTATCTTGCTGTCCTCCGCAGTTATCTTCTCGTTTATTGACATCTTCTACTACCTCAAAGAATCCTGTTTCTAACACCTTCTTAACCATCTCAGGAGTGACTTCAACAATATCACCCACCTGGTAGCGAGCACCCTCTATCCACGGTTGACGTGGGCTAGTGCAAACAATTTTTGTCATTAGTCATCCTTTAGGCAAAAAAGAGCCGAGACCCCCTAAGAGATCCCGGCTCATTCCACTTAGCTCACGTCAGCGATAACGCCGTGTGCTGCTTCGTTGTCTACCTGTAGACCGAACTCTACAGAGATCAAGCGACGCTCGGCATGGCCGGTACGCGCTAGAGGCTTCTGTGAAGTAGGCTTGAGGTATGCTACTCGTGCGTAGTTAGGGTCGAGGACCAGAACGTCGCGTGAGCGGCTGAAGCGTGAAGGAACAATCTGTAGCTCACCGAAGTCTGAAATGTAGACGTCGATTGCAGCGTTCAGCTTGCTGTCTTCTGCTTCTTTGAAGCGTGTAGCGTTGCCTGTGAAGGCAGAGATAGTCTGCTTCTGTGAAGGACCACAGATTACGACTGAAGGCTCAGCGCCTTGTGTCCAACAATCAGCAATAACGCTCTTGAGGAGTGCCTCAGTGATTGCTCGCTGTGTGCCGTCAGTTGCCGCTGCGTCAACGTAGCCTGCATCGCCAGAACCTGAAGTAGTACCATCAGCACCACTAGTTCCACGATTAGCGTTAGTGCGGAGGAACGCAGGGAGGCCCGCAGATGAGCGAGCTGTGCCAGAAGCACCGGCTGAGCCTGCTACGTTGTCGCAAAGCATAGTTTCCATATCACGCTTAAGCTCTTTGAGCTTGTATGCGATCTGCTTGGCAGTAGTCTGTGCATCGCCTGCGCCGTTTACAGCGTTGGCAGTGTCAGACACTTCTACGACCTTGTCAGAGATCTGCGTGTAGTTGCCCTGACGGACAGCGTTAGTTGGTGCATCGTTACCTGGAGCAGACTCACCTTCGATTACACGGTTAGCGTTGCTAGCTGCTGCTAGTGATACTACGCCCCACTCGAAGTAAGTGTTGTCCACGTTGCGACGGCCAATAGCAGACATCACTGGTGTGTCAGTTGGAGAGATCGAGATCATTGCTTCTTGCAAATCTTCTCGGATGGTTGAGACGTCATACGTCTCGTTAGTGTTAGCTGTTACGCCCATAATGGTTCACCTAAAGTAGTTAGCTTAATAAGAATTTGGCGACATCGTCGATGCTGCCAGTTTTAGTCATCCGATTAGCCGCACTTTGTCTAGCCTTTGCCTTGCCAGTTCGACCTGTTCGCTTGGCCCCAGGTTTAACCACCGGTCTCGCACCTTTGACTTTCTGATCGGCTTTGGATTTACCATTAACGATCTGATCGTATTTCATGGCCTTTTGCAAAACCACTAGTGCGCGGTGATCTACTACCTCGGCTATCTCTGAATCGGAAAATCCGACTCGAGCACCATAGTCTAGTAAGTCTTCCTTTAGTTTAGCTGCCGATTTGGCGTCGCTGAACTCAGGTATGGCTTGGGTCAAATGCTGCATCTGCTCTTTCAGATACACCTGCCTTGCCGCCTCCATCTGGTAATTCTGCGATTGCTCCATCTGCCCAATCATAGCTTGCTGATTGTTGTATGCCGCAGCCGCTTCCTCGTAGTTCATCTTGGCTTCCATGTACCCAATGGGGTCGTTATTAAATAACTCCCGGCTAGGTGGCATGGGGGCCTGCATGATCTGTCCAGATTGCAGTTGGTATAACAGGTTTGACGCTTGCGCCCTCTCGTTTAGGAGTGCCTGATAAACTTGCTCCGCTTCTTTCTTTTGCTGAGCAGCCTCATTCATTCCTTTACTGATGTAAGCTTGACCACTGTATGACCGCTTGAGGTCCTCTAGGGTGACTTCACGTTCCTCGCCATCTACTTTGACGGTGTAAAGTTCCTGTGAACCGGCGTCTTCAGCCTCTTCCGCTTCATCTTCATCCAGATCAGAATCCTCATCAGAGTCATCCTCATCTAGATCCTCTCCATCGTCCTCTGGCTCTGCGTCGTTGGATTCCTGTGAAGGGTCATCCTGCAGGTCATCGTCCTCTGGCACTTCTGCCGGGTCATTTAATATTAAATTATCGGCGACGGAGTCTACGCTACCGTCCATTACCACATCGTCAGTCGTTTCCACGGTCCTGATACCTCGGGTTACTTACGTTTGTCGAGAATCTTCTCTTCCGTTATATAGGCTTGGAGTCGAGACTCGATCTTCTTTAATGCACTCAATATAGAGTGCGCTTCTTCTCGAGAGTTCACATCTGCAGATGCGGAGTTCTCAAAAATGCTTAGTTGGTCTGCTCTTAGCTCTTCCATTACGCTTTTGAACGTGTCGTCAGCGAGTAGGTTTCGAGCGCGAGCAGCCTTATGAACTATGTCCAATTATACACCCCTTGGCGTGTTCTGTGCTGATTTGACCCTAGCTACGTCTACAGAGGTCCCATACTGCCCATAGACCTTGGCAGCGTCTACAAGGAGGTCCTGATCCATCTGGTCACGCTTCAGGTCATCATTTGCTGCGGCCTGCTGAGCCTCAAATTGTAACTGTGCCATCTTGTACTGCGAATCAGCTTGGAGCTTAGCCTGATCAGATTGCAGCTTAGCCTGCACCTTCATTTGCTCAGCCTGTAAGTAGGCAGCGTTAGGATCTGTCTGCTCTTCACCCTGAGCCTGTTGTGCGGCCTCTGCTCGCTCTTGCAGCATCTGCTCAATCTCTGGCGTCATAGGCGCAAAGTAGCGGTCTACGTTACGAACACCTGAGAGCTGCAGCATGTCGCCTAGAGTGTTGCGAATCTGCGTAAGCGTAACCAATCCATTCTGCTGACCGTATGACTGCCAGATCTGCATCTGCATACCTAGAGCTTGATTCAACGCAGCAACCTTGGTCTCGTCTCTTCCTGTGCCTAGTCCTACGTTCACAGAGAGGTCCATTGAGCTATTCCAGACGCGAGGGTCAATAGGCGTAAACTGACCATTGAGGCGCATCATTTCTTCGGCGTCGGTGTTCTTAATAACTAGCTCTAGCATGAGCCTAAACATCTCACGCATGCCGCCCTCAGCGAAGTTGCGAGCAATAACCTCTACCTGCCCGGCACCTGCCTGCATGGTAGTCGCTACGGCTGTCGCTGTTGCGTTCTGTAGAGCGTCCGGGTCTAGTCCTAGTGATGCCCTAGATACGCCTGTCTTCTGCTCTGTCTGAGCGTCCATGTACTGCAGAGCGGGCAGGGTTGTTCCTGCAACAAAGGGCACACTCATCTCTTGGATGGCGCCTGCCTGCTTAACTCTGA